CTCGTAGTATTCGTCGTATTGAATAGATTGGTGGATTAACACCTTGCATACGCAAGTTTAGTATAGTATACTATTTATCTGTTGTCAACCATGAGATCACATCCTCTGCAATGATTTCATGACCTTCCTCATTGGGGTGTCCTCGATGTGCTTTTGGTATGAAATTATCTTTTGTCCTCAACACTTTACCCATCAATTTTTTAGGTTTTTCCTTGACTGCATACAATTTATCGACAGGGACACTGATGTTGATTCCATTCAAGTAATGAAGATCTAAACCTATTATAATGTGTGGTTTATTTTCAAGTAAACCTCTGATAATAGTATAGTGTATCAATTGCTCTGAGTCTGCTTGCTTCTCTGTAAAAATATATTTTGCATAATCTATCAAAGTATCATGAACAGGGTTATTATTTTTTTGTTTCATATGCAATGCATGTGGACTTGCTCCTACCCAATCTCCATTAGGTGAGAAATATTCAAACCTTATCCTAGATGGCATCTCTATTACAAACATATCATACTGTGATAGATCATGATTTATTAAATTTCTTACCACTCTTTGACATCCTCCACCTCTCTTGGCAATATTATATTCCTCTGCATTGAAATGATCACATACTATCTTACTGTAACGAGATTTATATGGATCTAATAGCTCTGCTCCCCAAGTGTGAGAGCAACCATCAAAGTAAATTTTCATTTATTATATCACTCGCTATCTTATGATGTCCAAACTCACTTGGATGACCTCCCTTCGCCCTTGGTAAATCTTTATTGTAAGAAAAATTGAGAGGTAATTTATCTGAGTTATCAATACCTATGATGACATGTGGTTTGTGTTCTATCAATCCTTTGATAACTGTATAATTTATGAGTTGATTTGAGTCAGCAAGTTCTTCTGAGTGTACCAAAGTATAATAATCATGCCATGTCTGCTTGATTTCTTTTGGTATACTATCATTTCCTTTGAACTGTGCTTTGGATATGTACCAATTTACTTTCTTCCACCCATTATAATAATATTCTGTTCTATATTTTCCAGTCATCTGTATCACAAACATATCATACTGTGTAAGATCATGTTCTAATAAATTTCTAACCATTCTTTTATCAGATCCACCTCTCTCTGCTATATTATACTCTTCAGCACCATAATGATTACATATTATATTACTATATCTGGAGTCCAAATCAGACAACTCAGACCCCCATGTATGTGAGCACCCATCAAAATATATCTTCATGAGAACCACTCTATAATATCGTCGGCAATATATCTATGCCCTTCCACAGTGGGGTGTCCTCCTTGATATCTAGGTATACATTTCTTGGTTTTCGATCTTATAATTTTACCATTCAATCTTTTTGGATCACCATACTCGTATCTCATATCAACTGGTGCTGATATACTATTACCTATGAACAATGAGTCATGAAAGAATTCAACACCAATAATTACATGAGGTTTATCTTTCAACAAAATTTTCATGAGTGTATAATAAGTTAGTTGGTTTGATGTACCTAATTCATCAGTATACACATGCTTTAGAAAATTATCCCAAATGTTTGACACTTTTACTCTATCGTCATCATCTCTATGTTTGAGTCTCAATGCATGTCTTAGTATCTTCCATCTTTTATCTCTTTCACACCAATATTCACTCCTTGATTTTTGAGTGAGTTGTATCACAAACATATCATATTGTGAAAGATCATGCTCTAATAAATTTCTTGCCATTCTTCTGTCACTACCAGATACCTTACCAATATTATACTCCTCTGCATTGAAGTGATCACATACTAATTTACTAAACCTTGTGTTTAGTGGATCTTTTAGTTCTGAACCTGCAGTGTTGGAACAACCATCAAAATATATCTTCATGAAAACCACCTTATAATATCATCAGCAATATATCTATGCCCATCTTCATTGGGATGAGAATATGGTTTGCGTGGTATTTTTTTTGGACTCTCGGTATTCAAATATCTACCCATAAACTTTTTAGGTTCACCATAACTGTACCTTATATCTAACGGTACTGGTATTGAATCTTTACTATCAGTTGAGAAACTATAATCCCATGGAAAATCGAGTCCTATAATTACATGTGGTTTATCTTTCAATAAAGTTCTAACCAAAGTATAATATATCATTGCATCTAAATCACCTAACTCAGTAGTGTAAATGTATTTGTGATAGTTTACCCAAAATTTTTTATATTTTATGTCTTGTTTGTTCCTTTGTATTTTTCTCCACTTTTTATTTTCTTTATCATACCACTCACCTCTTACCTTATGTGTAAATTGTATCACAAACATATCATAGTCAGATAGATTGTGTTCTAATAAATTTCTCGCTATCCTTCTATTGTTTCCACCTTGTAGAGATATATTATACTCCTCTGCATCGAAGTGATCACATACTAACCTACTATATCTTGACTTTAGATTATCTTGTAGTTCTGCACCCCAAGTATTAGAGCATCCATCAAAGTATATTTTCATAATATTTTGGGTCAACATCAAGAAGATGCATGGGATATCTTGTATCAATTATAAGATCAGGTTGGACAAAGAAAATTGATAAAACTATTCTCTCCTCATGACTCATATAACTATGCCATGTCTTATTAGGTATACTATTGTGAACAAATAATTTATTAGGTTTCCATTCAATTTCAACTTGTCTTGTGCTCTCTTGATCAGCAGGGTTATGATCTCCATCATCATTACGACTAGGATTGTCTTGCAATACTGTGCCAACCTCATGCTCTGGATAGATGTAGTATGTACATGTGTTTATCCTAGATTTATTATCAATATGAATAGGGTATCTAAAATTTTTAGGGGTAATCGCCCAGTGTATGATCTTCTTTAGTTCACCTGTAAATCCTCTGTGTTCTGGTAACATAGAGAAAAATTGATTTGTCTCTGGTACTATATCTTCCTCTACATATCTAACATACTTTCTTCTTGATGAATACTCTTTGTGTGTAGTGTAGAAAGTATTTGATCCGACCTTTTTGAAGTGATCGTACTCAATCATGGCAAGTTTTTTTATCTCATCAAACCTATCTGGTGATAGAAAATCTTCTACCTGTAGGTGATGCCATGGATCGTAGACGTGATTAATTTTCATGCTTCCTCCTCATAATGTAATCCTAAGTTACCATTCTGACCTATGACATCCATCCTCTTATCTTCTTCATCCCATGTATCCTCCTCACTCTTAGACTTGTATTGCCACTCAGTAGTATGTCCTACACTCCATTTCTCAGAGTTTTCTACTTGATAATTTTGTGAGCACACCTCAAAGTCTGGAGTCTTTCTGTTCTCTGGTATCAGACTCATATCTCTCCATTGTATTCTGTTGTTAGGTTGTGCTGCAAACTGTCCGTTGTCAAGTGCTATGATGTTGAATGACTTGTGCTCTGGGTCGTCCTGACTGTAGTTTGTATTCAATGTAGATGACTGAGCATGACAGTTGTCTATGGTAAAACAATACTGTCCGTCATGCATCTGTTTATCCTTACCAAAGAATGAACAGCGATTGAGTAAAGGTTTTTCTATGACAGTCAAATCATAGTCAAAACAATCCCATAACTGTAGTGTGTCAAGTGGTAGTAGTTCCTCTGGGTTATAGTCTTTCTTCCATACGAATGCACTGAGTGGTAACTTGTCAAACAATGCACCGTAGTCTGTCAACAGTGTCTCAAAGTACAATGCTTTGTGCTGCACACTCTTGACTGAGATCCATGTGCCAGGTGTTATCTCACCATGACCTTTCTGATGGTCGTATAAAAATTCTTTTCTCACATACACCGAGTACGGTGGTAAATTATGAATCAAAAATGACATTACTTTTTCAAATTAGATTGTACATCCTCTAAAGTTTTCTTCATGTTACTGAAGATAGTTCCCATATCTGTGTTACCAAAACCCAATTGCTTTGAGTTAGATATTATATAATCTCTCATCTTAATTGCTTCTGGATCATCTGTCAATGATAATCTTGTCCACATAATCTGTTGTCTCTCAAGTAGTTCCATCACTGTATCTATGTGCTCAACCTTTGCCTCTGCACTCATCAATGGGAACTTTAGTATCACATCATAAAGTTCTTTCTGAAGGTCAATTATCTCCTCCATCTCTTTCTTTACTTGATCTGAATCAAAAAACTTACCCATATTTCTCCTTGATACGACTCATAATATACTGTTTATATTTTTCTTTGTCAATATTTAGAAACGGTAGATACTTCCTTATCTTCATCCCAATTACCTTCCAGACTGGATCTTTTAGTTGTTTATCATAGTCTTTGCAGTAACCAAATAGTTTTTCGTAGACACACATATCTTCTGCACTTATATTACCTGCTAGATGTTCTTTTAGTATGGGTGGGTGACCTTTTGATGCATCAAAGAACTGATCGTAAGTATATTGATCCATAAGTTCATCAGATTTCTGTTTGAAATTATAGAACATACTCTGCTGTCTTTTCTGCCATTGTTTATACACTCCTTCACCTGACCTTATAATATTACCTATCCATAATCCTTCTGGATTATCTGTGTCCACAAAGTTCGCAAGAAAAAAATCTCTTATCTCTTCATCTTTATACTTTCTTGACATCTTTTCAAAAAAGTATCTATCTTTTCTCTTATAAAAAGAATCAATCTTTGCCCTTGATTTACCACCATATCTATGGTAGTCATACCTCTCTTTAGTAAAATGGTTTTTGTATCCAAGATACTCTTTGTAAGTATCAAAGGGTGTCATAGGTCTTTTGATCATACATTGGTACACTTTTCTTCATTGTAGCATCTAATTGCTGTGCTGCGGTAAACCATTTAGGATTTGCTGAACACATGTTACAGATCCATGATGGTTCTAATACTTCTTTGAATGATGCTCTGATATCATCGTCCGATGAGTCAATGCTAGTGGGTTTGTACTTCAAATACTTTTGCCATGCTGGATCATCTAATTGTCCTGATGCATCTAATGATTCTCTAAGGTATGACATCATAGGACACTTCCATAAGTGCCCATTATATAACTGAGAGTTAGGGCAACTACAATGCTTGAAACTCTCCACTATATTATTATCCTCATGTGGATAGTACTTTATACCATCACTGTAATCATACTTGAATAAATCAAACCAAACCCTTGGTTCTCCGTTATCTAATCTGAATGCTTCACTCAATTCAAATGTATTCCCATTCATATCCACACCTCTTGACTCTGCATACTTTGCAAACTCGTATGCATTCTCCCAATTTTTATAACCTTTCGTAGAGTACCATGGGAAATGAAATGTCAATCTAAAAACCACACCCTTTAGCATTTCATCAACTATCCACTCCTTCTCTTGTAAAAGTCTTGATCCATTACTGAATAGTTTTACATTACAAGGTTGTGTGCCACGTTCACCGTAACATAATTCTCTCAACACTCTCGTTACTTCCTTTGTTCTTGGTTCAAGCAAAGGTTCACCACCAATGACACTTACATGACTCCACACATATATCTTTGGCAGTATGTTCTCTATGTCTTCCAATAATTGATCAATGTTTACTGTGCTTTTTGCACTGAGTAAACTACTGTTATGATTACATGCTCTACATGCTAAGTTACAACCATTGATGGTATGAATACTAAGAAGTCTGGTAGTAGGTCGTTCCTTCTCCAGACTTGCGAGTTCTTCTTTTGTTATTGACTTGAAATTATCTACCCAGAATCCTTTGAGTGTTCTTATGTAATCAACTTTACGTGACAACTCACTGATGTCATAATCTTTTAGACATGCAGCAGCAAGTTTCTTTTCTTTTACCTTAGATAGCAAGGAATTTTGCCCTCGAAGTTCTCTTCAAGTAATTTAGGTTCATTGCATTCCCTTTCAACTTTTCTTTCATTGGTTTTGTTATCAACTTACCAACTGATTCTATCTCTATACTATTCTCTTCGCAGTAATGACAGATTGCTTCAATGTAATTCATATCCACATTGTTTTGGACAAGATTCTCTATGTCATTAGTGAATTTATCTTGGCAAAGAAACTTGTTCTTCAACACTGCTCTCATTTCATTTTTGGTTGCCATTTAGTTTGTCCTCCACAAATTTTTCGATGTACTTGACCAGTAGTTTCATATACTTCATTTTATCATACTCTTCGTAAACAGTCACCTCCCCATTCTCACAGGTCATGAGAATAACAAGTTTCTTTACAGGTATATCCGTCAGTTCATAAAACATACAAGCATACGCTGCTGCCTGTACAAAATAATTCTCTATCCACTCCCTCGGTTTGGGTTTCGCAGCAGTTTTAAAATCGATGATTGATAACTCACCATTATATTCTGCAATACAATCAACGGTTCCAGCAACACCCAACTCGTTACTGTATAAACTTTTTTCTAGTGCGTAGATATTATTTATATTTTGTAACACTTTTTTTGATTGAGTGAACAGCATCTTGGTGCTAGGGTTGTCTAATACAACCTCCTCATTCAATAGATGCTTCTCTATCAGTTCATGTGTAGCAGTACCCCTACTGGTGGCACGTTTTGTAATTCTATTTGCCTCTTCCTCTCCCACTTTCTTTCTCCACTCGACAAATATATGTTTATTGAAGTGGGAAGTGACCGATGTGATTGACACCATCGGTCTGTCATTGACATTATAGTATCGAACTCCATCAATACTCTTCCTAGTGAGTGTAGGAAGATCACATTCTACATGGTTGAACATTACATACCAAGTTCTAATTTACAGGTGATGTAACTCTTGACAAGACCTGACCTAACGATGTCATTGACATCAAACTCAACCAACTCAAACTCTGGCATGCGAGTGATGATCTTTTGGAAATCAAGGATGCCATTCTTCTCATTAGTTTTTACAAGGTCTGTTTGTGCTACGTCACCGCAGAACATTATCTTGGTGTCTTCACCTACTCTTGTTATTATACTATCTAACTCATGAAAATTCAAGTTTTGTGACTCATCTATTATAACAATTGAATTATCAAGAGTCGTACCTCTTATGAATGATGTAGACCAGAAGGTTACACTCTCTTGTGCCTTGAGATTACCCCATAACATTTCAAAGTCATTGTCTGTTGGTAACTCAAACATATATTTCACCATATTTTTGTATGGTATTTGATATAGTGCTGACTTATCTTCGTGATCACCAGGTAAAAATCCAATCTCCCTTGTTGATACAAGAGATCTTACTAAGACAACTTTATTATATGATGTCAAGGGATCAAGCACCTCCTTTAGTGCCATGTATAGGGTGATGAAGGTTTTACCTGTACCTGCTGCACCATATAAAAATAGATTCTTACTATTATTATAGTGTTCAAAAGCAATCTTTTGATTAGTAGTGATAGGTTGAACATCAACCATCATGTCAGAATTATATGGTTTCTTCCTCTTCATTTGTTTCGCAGTCAATCCAGCACCAACACTGGTGGACATCTTCTTTTTTCTTGCTGGCATTTTATGTGTGGGTAATCTTCTGTGGTTTTACTTTTGAACCAGGCATCTCTGATACCCTTGATAGAACTTCGTTCCATCCTCCATCCGTTCTACTGTAAACGTCACCTGTAGCACTGACTACACCTCCTGATCCTTTTGACCAGTCTTTATCCCAGTCTGGATTATCTTTTCTCCATTGATCATACTCTTTCATAGACATGAGTAACTCCTTGGTCTCCCCAGTCTTCATATTTTTGATTGGATATGTTGGCATGTGTTGTTGCGAGTGTTTTATTTAGAGATGATAACATTACGTTTACCACGCTCCTGTATGGCAGCACTAAAGTGTAAGGGTTTAGATGTACACATGTTGCATACTTTATCAGGTAGTCTACTCTGCTCACAAAACTTTGTCAACTCATCATCACTACAATCTACAGGGAGACCATCCACAAGATACTCTTGCCACTCTTCAGCATCACTCTGTTCTGTCACAGACAGTAGTTCTCGTAGGAAAGCAGTGTTCGGACACTTCCACAACTTACCTCTGAATAGTTGTGTATTAGGGCAAGAACATACCTTATAACTCTTTGCTATCCTACCCTGATTGTATGGATATACCTTACCATCTCTCTTCTTGATTGAGTTGAACCACCTATCCTGACCAGTGTGATGTTCGGTCACCAGTACCTTAGGGTGGTTGAATTTCTTTATTATATCTTCCACTTCCTTGAGGTGTATACTTATCCTTAGATACACCTTAGGATCTTCTAAAACTCTTCTGATCCAACCTTCATTCTGTAGGAGCAATAAGCCATTGGTATAGAGATAAACAAAAGAATTAGTATGTGATCTACATGCATCTACAATCTCCTCACATCTTGGGTTTAGTAAGGGTTCACCGCCTATGACAGATACCCTATCAATATCTAGTCTTGGTAAGATAGTTTCTATATCTTTTATTAGTGCATCAGTATCTAACTTACTTGTAGGTGCAAAGTAATTACTAAAATGATTACAACCTTTGCATGATAAGTTACAACCTATAGTTGTACTTACATCAAGTATTTTCAGTGTGGGCAAGGTATGCTGCTCCTATAGATGTGCCACCATCATGTGCAACAGGCATGGCACGGATTCTAACGTCAAGTTGCTTCTGTAATTTATAATTGGCAACACAATTTAGAAAGCAACCACCTGCAACAACCAAATTTCTATTAGGAAACATTTTTGCTAACTGTAGTGATCTCTCTTCCCACCTTTGCTGTATATAATATGCTTCTTCTTTACCATACGCTGCCATACCCATGACTTTACCTGCATCCTCAGGATCAAATCCATAGTTGACACATGTCTGTTGATATTGTTTACCAATACCAATGTCATCTTGGCTAAAGAATTTTTTATGTAAAACTTTCCAAGAAGGTGCATCAAATATACTTTCTATTTCTATACCCTCCTCCGTCTTTGATCCATTAGCATCAACCACTATCGCTATAGCATCATCAAATCCTGAGTTATAAAAAGCAGATGCTGCATGGCAAAGGTGATGTTGATTTCTATAATCATATAATATTGCATCAGGAAATTTATTCTTTACTATACTCATGTCAAGAGATGATATGAGTGTCTTAGAATCTTTAGTCCAGTATGAATCACATAATGCTATAGCATCTATGTCATGCACGTACTTGAGTAAAGATCTAACAGCATAGTCTCTTTTCTTTCTTGTTATTCTCTCCGACTCTAGATAAAAAACTATCTTACCATCTCTCATCACACATACTGAACCATTGTTTGATAGGTTCAACCCTAGGACTGAAAATTTTGCGGAGATTTTTTTTCCAGATTCTTGTAAATGAAAAGTCATTTTCCCCTGAGTTTTTGCACGTCTGGAAAATATAGGTAGTCTATATCACTGCACTCGAAACATTCGATGGCATCCTCTGGTGTCTCTACCAATGGTTCACCTGATAGGTTGAATGATGTGTTGAATAGTATGGGTACATCAGTGAGTTGATAGAATGAATCAATCAGTTGATAGTAATTAGTATTATCTTTGAGTCCTACTGTCTGAACTCTACATGTATTATCAACGTGTAATATTGCAGGTATCTTATCGTAGGTATGTGGGAGTGCGTCCACAGCATACATCATGAATGGTGACTCTTCCAATCCACCCATGTCAAACCAATCATGTACGTGTGGTAAGAGAACACTACCTGCAAAAGGTCTGAATGATTCTCTACGTTTTATTATATTGATCCTATCCTTACCATCAGGATCTCTTGGATCATATAATATAGATCGATTACCTAATGCTCTAGGTCCTGCTTCTGATCTACCTTGAAAGACTGCCACAACATTACGTTCCTCAAGTAATCGAGCAACGTACATAGTGTTTACTGTGTCTCCTCCTATGTCAGACAGATCATATTCAGGTCCTAGGTATAGTGAATCAATCATCGTGATCATCCCAAGGATCTTTCAGTGCCTTGTTATCAAAGAATCCTTTGTATATACCATACGCTGCAAGTAATACGGTGATTACTGCAATTGAAATACCAAATGTGTAGTTGGGATCAAGTGTAAGGTGAGGTACTAATGGTGTCTCACAAGTCCATGTCTCTGGTAAGAAATAAACTGGAGGACAAGAAAGAAATGTCATGGTTATAACCAAGAAGGTTTACGAGATGG